TGAAAGAAGAGCATTAGATGAGATTATGACAAAGCTAAGAATGATGGTACAAGAAACAGGTATTGGCTTGATTGTTGTATCCCATCTTAAAAGACCTGATGGTAAAGGTCACGAAGAAGGTGCAGTTACTTCTCTAGCTCAACTAAGAGGTTCAGGTTCTATTGCACAACTATCTGATATGGTGATAGGTCTTGAAAGAAACGGACAGCACGAAGACCCTATTGAAAGAAACACTACACACGTACGAGTATTAAAGAATAGATTCTGTGGTATTACTGGTCAGGCTTGTAGCTTACTCTATAATCATAATACTGGTAGAATGATAGAAAGAGATATGGAGGAAGAGATTTGAGTCAGTTTAAAGAAAGTTTAGTTGAAGGTCAAAAAGCTGAACAAAGCGTACTTGACATATTAAAAGCTGAGTATCCTACTGCATTTATTATCAAAGGTTACTGTAAAGAATACGATATATTCATACCTGAAATAAGTAAAGGATACGAAGTAAAGAAAGATTATAAAAGTAAATACACTGGTAATTTAGTAATAGAAGTTGAGATGTTTGATAAGCCTTCAGCTTTGATGACAACTAAAGCACATTACTGGGTTTTTGTAACTCAAGATGAATATATATTTATTAAACCTGAACGTATTAAAGACTGTATTATACAAAATAATTTACCTCAAAGACAATTTATAGGTAATGGCGATACTGAGCCTAAGAAAGCTTATTTAGTAAAAAAAGATTTGATAATAAAATTCTCTGATAAAATTATTAACAAATGATTTACTTAGATATTGAAACCAACTTAGCACACGATAGAATATGGTGCTGTGTGACTAAGAAAGATGATGAAATAAAAGTCTGGACTTCCCCTACTGGACTGCAACAATATATCTCCTCGTATAAAGTTGTTGCACATAATCTTATTGGTTTTGATGCAAGGGTATTAAGAGAGGTTTGGAACGTAGGCATAACCTTACCTCAAGCTGTTGATACCCTAGTGATGTCAAGACTGTTTAACCCTAATATAGATGGTGGACACTCCTTAAAAGCTTGGGGTAAACGTCTTGGCTTTCACAAACTTGACTTCGATGTAGAAGATTTTGATTCAGGTTTGACAGATGAAATGATTGAGTATTGTACACGTGATGTTGAAGTACTTGAAGCTACTCACAAACGCCTTGTAAAAGAAATGCATAACTTTGGTGGCTCTATACAACTAGAACACGAAGTAGCTATGCACATACAAAGACAAGAGCAGAACGGATTCAAACTTGACATACCTAAAGCAACTAAATTACTAGCATTCTTTCAAGCTCGTATGATTGAGATTGAAACTGAATTACAGAAAGTATTTCCTCCAATTATCACTGAACGCTTTAGTGAGAAAACTGGTAAGCAACTAAAGGATGATGTTGAAGTATTTAACGTAGGCTCTAGGCAACAGATTGCTAAACGCTTACAAGGTCTTGGTGTAAAGTTTACTAAGACAACTGAGAAAGGTCAGATAGTAGTTAATGAAAAAGTATTAGAAGAGATTGACCTTCCGGAAGCTAAACTAATTAATGAATACTTATTACTACAGAAACGTGTAGGACTTGTAGAGTCTTGGTTAGACCACGCTGATGATGATGGTCGAGTACACGGCAGAGTAATTAGTAATGGTGCTGTTACTGGCAGAATGACACACTCTAATCCTAATATGGGACAGATACCTAGTGTTAGTAGTCAGTATGGTAAAGAATGTAGAGAGTGCTGGACTGTTGATGATGGTAACGTATTAATCGGTACTGACCTCAGCGGTATAGAACTAAGATGTCTTGCTCACTATATGCAAGATGATAACTACACTAAAGAAATATTAGATGGTGACATACATCAAACCAATGCAGATGCAGCAGGTGTTGACAGACCAACTGCTAAAACAATGGTGTATGCATTATTGTATGGTTGTGGTATTACTAAACTATCAACTATATTAAATACCAGCGTTGCTAAAGCTCAGGTAACACTAGATAAGTTTTATAAGAATACACCTAAGCTAAAACAACTAATACTAAAAGTACAAAGAATATCTAGTACTGGCTCATTACCGGCACTAGATGGTAGAAGAATCAGGATACGTAGTGAACACGCTTCATTGAATAGTTTACTACAATCTTGTGGAGCTATAATTGCTAAGCAATGGTGTGTAGAAGCACATAGAATGTTAAAAAGTGCTAACATACCTGCTAAGCAAGTAGCATTCGTTCACGATGAAATACAGATTGAAGTGCCTGAGAAGTATGCACAACAGACTGCTAACATTATGACGAGGGCTTCAGTAAGAGCAGGAGAAAAACTAGGATTTAGATTACCTGTCGAGTCTGAAGCAAAAATAGGTAAAACTTGGTTTGACACTCACTAAGTTTTGTGATATAATATTAGTGTAACTTTATAAAAAGGAGCATATATGTTTAAATTAACTAACGTAGACTTGTATTGGGCATTCTTGTCTGAAACAAATAATCTATCTGGTAAGTATCAAGTTGATGTTTGTAATCTTAACGAAGCACAAATAGACAAACTTGAATCTGAAGGAATTAAAGTCAGAACTAAAGATGATGACAGAGGTTTCTTCATTACTTGTAAATCTACTAAGTACCCAATCAGTGCTTATGATAAGAACGGTGATGTAATTAATGTAAAAGTCGCTAATCAATCTAAAGCTGACGTACTTATTAAGCCATATGGTTGGACTTCTCCAACTGGTGCTAAAGGTACAAGTGCTGGTATTGCTAAATTGGTAGTAACAGACCTAATTGAATATAGGGATGATGCTATTGATTCAATCGAAGAATCATCTGTAGAAGTTCTATAAAATGGTTGCTTTGATTGATGGTGATATGTTGTGCTATAGAGTCGGATTCGCCTGTGAACACGAAAAAGAATCTGTAGCACACTTCACTATCCACGACTTTATCACTGACATTCTTATGGATTTAGATAAGGTCGTATCGGTAGAAGTCTTTCTCACTGGTAAAGACAATTTTAGATATGACATTGCTGTTACTGAGCCTTATAAAGGTAATCGTTCCGGTAAACCTAAACCAGTACATTTGCAGTCACTACGTCAATACTTAATTGATGAATGGGGTGCAGATGTATCGGAGGGTCAGGAAGCAGATGACAGCATTGCTATCAGAGCAACTGAACTTGGTGAAGATGCTGTAATTGTTTCTCTTGATAAAGACTTCGACCAACTAACAGGTTGGCATTATAACTTTGTAAAGAAAGATTTATACAATGTAGAACAAAGCGATGCTGATTTGAATTTTTATTCTCAGTTCCTGACAGGTGACAGAATCGATAACATCATAGGTGTCAAAGGCATTGGTGTAGTTAAAGCAGGTAAGTTACTAAAGGATAAAACACCCTACGAAATGTGGCAAGTTTGTGTCGAACATTTAGGGGAGGATAGAGCATTAGAAAATGGACAGCTTCTGTATTTACGCAGAAAGCCTGACGAAATGTGGAAACCTCCTTATGAAACGAACACGAAAGAATGTACCGAAGGGGTTTGATAGTTGGCTAGAATATGATTTACATAAACATCTTAAAGCCTGTGACTATCATCCTGACTGTATAGAATATACACAAGTAAGAAACTATGAGCCAGACTTTGTATTTAGAACTAAAACTAAAACAATCTACATCGAAGTCAAAGGCAGATTCAGAACAAGAGATGAAGCACGTAAGTATGTTGATATACGTGACTCTCTCAAACGTAATGAAGAACTTAGATTCATTTTCCAGAAACCTACAACAGCTATGCCATTTGCTAAAAGACGTGCAGATGGTAGTAAATTTACTATGCAAGAGTGGGCTAAGAAGAATGGATTTAAATTCTATTCTCCGGAAACATTACCTAAACTTTGGAGTCAGAAAAAATGAAACACTTAATCATTCCTGATACTCAGTGTAAACCTGATGGTAGAACTGAACACTTAAGATGGGCTGGTCAATATGCAGCAGATAAGAAACCTGAAGTAATTGTACACTTAGGTGACCACTGGGATATGCCATCACTATCTACTTATGATACTGGTAAGAAGTCTTTTGAAGGTAGAAGATACACTAAAGACATCTATGCAGGTATCGATGCAATGGAAGTATTCTTACAACCTATTAGAATGGAACAAGAAAGACTACGTAAAAACAAAAAGAAACAATGGAATCCACGTATGATATTCTTACTAGGTAATCACGAGTACAGAATTGAAAGAGCTATTGAAGCTGACCCTAAACTAGAAGGTCTAATTGGTTATATGGATTTACAGTTAGATGATATGGGCTGGGAAGTATATGACTTTTTAGAAACTGCAGTGATTGATGGTATCTGTTACAGTCACTACTTTGTATCAGGTGTTATGGGTAGACCAGTCACTAATGCTAAGTTACTTATACAGAA